CTGGCCGTAACCTTCATACGCTGTATTTGACACAGAACGGATTTCATTACTACTTACAACAAAGTAGTCGTAAGGCAGAAACGCGAACTACATTCCATAAGCTCTTTCGTAAGGAGAGATCAATGTCAAACGTATGGTTTAATTTTGAGTCACATATTGACTTAACATGCTTACATGATCAGTGTGAGTGTTACACCCAAGTCACCGGTAGAGATGGTCCCACTCAGGGATATACTAAAAAAATTCGACATAGATATCGTGAGAGCGATATGAACGAGTTTGCCGGGGACATAAGTGCAAATTGGTCATTTGTCGGTGGAAATTTATTTCAGTCAACTTCGGATACAGAGTTGGCATATTTTCGAACTTGTTTAAAGAAAGGTTCGAATATAAAGGAAGTGCCTCCACCGGTAGAAAAGGTGAACTTTCCACAAGGTTCAAAATTATGTTCAGTGCACCCTGACGTAACTGCAGCATTACAATTAACAGATAGACAGTACTTCGCAGGAATCCGGAATCAAAATGGATTTATGAGGAGAATTGTCCGATCTCATGAATGGTACGTAAATAATATCTGGTCGATAGATCCTTTCGACTATGATTTAGCAGACAAAATAGCGCGTAAGAATCGATTACCCGCGAATATGCAAGTGCCTTCATTAATGTCATTGTGTATGCGACAGCTGTCTCCTTATAATATGGCGTTTTGTGAGTATAAAGACCGAGTCCCAGTTCGAGCGGCTTTAGAAGACTTATATCCATATAAATATGCAAATACAGTATTGAACATCCAGCAACAAGTGGATGCGATACCTCCAGTGGCCGCACCGGTCATGGCCTTGATGCCAGAAGCGATGGCGTATTTGTATCGAATGTTGGGGACAGAGGATCAGTTACGTAAGCATGATTGTACGTTGTCAATGTCGAATTTGGCAGATATTTACCTAGGATCGTCGGCAGGGCTCCATATGGGGACAGACCGTGTTTTGGAAGATACAGAATTTCGAAAAATATCATTGGAACACTCGGGTAAGAAAATAGAGTGTTTTGATGCAGACATGGAAGCCTTGTTAGATTTTTGGATGACAGGAGTGGCTCCAGATCCAATGTACAATGTCACGCCAAAACCAGAGTTGAATATTAGTTTTGATAAAATGAAGAACCCAGAAAAATACGTAGCAGGTGGGCAAAAAATGCGGGTGTTTGTTATACCATCCTCATTAATAACATTGATGGAACGGATGGTATCTCCATTGAGACATATGATGGAGCGTGGTTCGGCAATTCGGGTAGGGCAACCGTGGAGTCATGCAGGAGCTGATTTTTT